GGCGAGATTCTCGAGGATCCAGACGGGCGCGCCCTGCCGATCGAGGATGTACTGCCCCCGGAACGTCGCGGCGGTGTCGTTGAGGATCTGTGTCGTGAGCGATGCGCCGAACGTGCCGCGCGCCGCGATCGATGACGGGCTCGAGAGGTGCACCTCCGCCTGCTCGCCGCCCGCGGGCGGCGTGCCGTAGCGGATCCGGACGTCATTGACGAGCCCCTCGAGCGATCGTTTCCAGGCGATCGCGAGCGGCAGATCGCAGGCGACCAGCTCAAGCGCGATCGGCGCGTTCCGGCGGTGCTCCACGTCCGCATAGAGCACGGCGCCGTCGCGCGCCTGCCAGACGACCCCGGCGCCCGACACCGCGGCGTCGGTCGCGACATCGAGGGCGGGCTGCGCATCCACGTCGCGGGCGAGGAGCAGGATCCGCCCGGGATCCGTCCGGGCGGCGTCGGTCGGCACGTTCGCAAGGCCGATGATCCGATTCACCCGGTCGCCGTCCAGCTCCGAGGGCCACGGGGTGTCCCCGATCACCCGCCGCCCCATGTCGCCCAGGGCGCCCGTCGCGATGAGCTGCGGCACGGGCGTATCGACGTCATCCCAGGCGATCCCGAGATCGGTCACCTTGCCCGCGAACCGGGGGTAGTCGGTCCCCCCGAGGTGGGCGGTGACGGTCACCGCCGTGCCGATATCGACGCCCGCGGGGATCGCCCCGAGCAGATCGAGCGAGACCGTCGAGGCCGAGGGCTGCGAACTCGGATCGTCGCGCCCGTGGCGGATCGTGCCCGAGAGCACGCCGCACGTCTGATCGGTGCCCGCGAACGCGACGGTGACGGTCGGGAGCGTCATCCGAGGGCACTCCCGGTGAGGAGCGGCGAGGCCTTGCCCGTCCGCATCGCGTGACCGGCGAGCACCCGCGAGACCGCCCGCGCGGTGCCCTCGGGATCGATCGCCCCATAGACGTTGACCACGATCCCCGTGCTCGAGGCAGGCGCCGCCGCGAAACCGCCCGGGCCCGCGAGCCCGCGGGCGCTCACCCCGCCGACGCCCGCGACGCCCGCCGCCGCGCTCGAGGAGATAAACGGGAGGTGAATATCGGGAATCTTGATCTGCGGAATCTTGTTGAGGAGACGCTGGACCCAAGCGACCGCGGACTGCAGCCACGAGACCATCCGGATGAGCACGTTCACCACCGAGACGAGCCCGCGGGCGAGGATCCCGAGGGCGGCGGCGAGGAGCTTCACGAGCGGCACGAGCACCGGGAGCAGGGCCGAGATCAGCGTGCCGAACGCTTTCAGCACGGGCAGGAGCGCGGGGATGATCGCGTCGAGGATCGGAAGGAACGTGGCGCCGATCGTCTCGGTCAGCTCATCGAACGACTGCCCGACGCGCTCCTGCTGCCCGATCGTGGAGTTCGCGTAGCGCGTCGCCTGCCCCTGCGCCGCCTGCTGCGCGAGGCGGAGCGTGTCGGTCGCGCTCTTGCCCTTCGCGAGCCCGGGCATGAGCTTGCGCAGTGCGCCGTCCTGCCCCGCGACCGCTTTCGCAACCGCGTTCGAGGCGGTCTCGAGATCGACGCCCGAGGCCCGCGCGATGTCCTGCGCGGTCGCCATTAGTTCCTGCGACTTGGTGACCGATCCCGTCGCCCGGACGAGCGCCTCGAGGCCCTTCCGGACGTCGGTGTCGGTGAACGCGAGATCCTGCCCCGCGGCGATCGTCGCGTTCAGCGCGTCGGTGTAGTCCTGATGCGAGCCGGTCGCAGCCTGCACCGTCGCGATGAGGTGATCCTGCTCCTCGCGATCGTCCGCCGCCGCCTGTGTCATCGTCGCGATCGCGGCGGTCGCGACCCCGACGACCCCGACGACCGCGCCAATCTTCAGCGCCGTGGCGCCGAGACCATCCGACCAGCTCTTGCCCTTCGAGGTCGCATCGTCAAGTGACTTCGAGAGCCCGGACGCATCGCCCAGGATCCGCACGAGCATCTCGAGCGCCATCGCCTAGCGCCCCCGTCGATTCCGGGCGCGCGCCGTCGCCCGGGCGGTCTCGAGGCGGGCGTGCGCCGCCTCGCTCTCGAGCTGCGCCCGCCATGCCGCCACCTCGGAGAGCGTGAGCAGGCGTGCCTCGCGGGGCGGGAGCCCGGTCATGCGCGCGACGCTGACGACGAACGCCGCCCGGACGAGTGCGCCGTCGTCGTCCGGGCCCGCCGAGGGCGGATGACACCCTCGCCGCGTACCTCAATCCGCCACGAGGAGCGGACGGTCTCGAGGGTGAGGGCGGGCTCCGCCTTGCGACCGATGATCCAGGCGATGACGAGGGCCACCTCGAGGCGGGGGCGCCCGGGGCGCGACAACACGCCCAGGAGCCCATCCGGGGACGTCCCGAGCGCCTCCGCCATGTCCGCGACGTCGCCCACCGAGAGGAGCGACGCGGGATCGAGCTTCTCGAAATCGAGAACGACCGTGCGCGTCGGATGCGCCGCCGCGACCGCGGCGAGATCGAGCGGCTCGTCCGCGCTCACGCCGCCGCCTCTGCGGGTGCCTCCTCCGCCGCCGTGGTCGGCGCCGCGGTGAGGAGTTCGGGCTCGCCCGAGACCGGCAGCGAGACATCGAACTCCGCGAACGTCTCCGCCTCGCCGCCGTAGTTCGGCTGCACGGCCTGCACTTGCATGCGGTAGGCGGGCTCGACGTCGGAGGGCACGACCGCCTTGCCGTGCGCCTGATAGATCGCGGTCAGCATCTCGCCCTGATGGTCCGCGAGGTAGCGGGCGAGCCCGAGCGAGGCGGGCGTGCCGTCCCAGTCCTGCACCCCGATGAGGTGGAGCACGTAGGTGCTCGCCTTCTGGCGGGTCATCGTGCCCCCGGCGCAGAGCGTGACGTAGGTCACCGTGTCGCCCGCCGATGCCTCGAGGATCGCGGAGTGCACGTTGCAGTCGAACTCGACGGGCGCCGTTCCGGGCGGGATCGTGTCGAGCGTCAGCGAAATGTCCTGCATGTAGAGCGGAGCCATTACGGTGCACCTCCTGTTGCGGCGATCCGGTCATCGAGCCATGCCGAATAGGTGTCCTGCGCGGCGCCCTCCATCGCCTCGAATCCCGCCGCCATGAATCGCTGCGCGCTGACGTAGCGCGTGCCGAACTCCTGAAACGGCGCGTACTCGACGTCGGTCGCGATGCCGCCGCCCGCGTCATCCACGCGCTCCTCGATCGAGGCGGAGAGGGCTCCGGTCAGGACGGGCGCCCGGAGCTGCGCCGCCGCGAGCCCGAGATCCGCGAGCGTCTGCGAGGGCACCCGCACGCTCCGGGTGTCGGATTGGAGCTGATGGAACGCGGCATCCACCTCCGCGGCGCCCTCGATCTCGAGACGGGCGCCATTCATCGCGACACCTCGAGGAGCACGTTCTGCCGATAGACCGGGGTGCCCCCGATCGCGTCGGGATCCCGGCCCGCGGTCACCGCGATCCAGCGGGCCCCCGGAAGGTTCGCGATCGCGCCCCGGATCGCGTCGCTCATCGCGTCGAGATCATCCAGGGCGGTCGGGGACTCCTTCGAGACGGCGGCGATCACCTCGAGGCGAATCACCTCGAGGCAACCGGTCCGCGCGGCGCGCTCATCGGGGCGGCGGCGGTACTCCGGGCGCCCGGGCGCGATCGCGACGAATGGCACGCCCGCCTCGCGCGGCACCTCCGCGTAGGCGGGCACGTCGGGCAGGGCGGCGGCGAGCAGATCGCGCAGCTCGTGACGCACGCCCATCACTCACGCGAGCCCGAACGCCTGCCGGAATCCCAGGAGCATCGCGTCGACGTCGGGGAATGCGCCCTTTGAGTACATCGGCACCTCCGAGGGCCCGCCGACCACCCCGAAGGGCGACATCGGCACCTGATAGATCCGGACGGCGCACACGATCGCCGCCCGTTTCACCGCCGCGGGCACCGCGAGATCGAACGTCTGGCCCATCACCGCGGTGACGTAGGACGTCGCGGCATCGCAGGCGTCCTGCACGCCCTCGGGATCCGCCGCGAGGGTGGCGGATCCGAGGGCGCGGGTCAGATCGGCGGGCTCGAGGAGCGGGAGCGCCATCCGGGGGCGCCTAGCTCGAGGATCCGGACTTCGCCGCCGCGGTGACCGTCGCGCTCGACTTGACCAGACCCGCGGGGATGAAGATGCCGGACGCCCCCATCGACCAGATCGCGCGATTCTGCCCGAGCTTCGCGACGTCCTCGGCGGTCGCGACGAATGGCCCGTCCTCATGCCATTGCGCCGCGGACGGATTGCCCCAGAGCACCGTATTCGCGGGGAAGAATGACGCCTCGAGCACCGGGAGCCCGGACACGTTGACCGCGAGCGTCGACGCCTGCGCCGTGCCCGCGACGTTCTGCGTGCCGTAGACCGCGGGCACCAGTCCGGTGAGACCGCCCAGGATCCCGAACACGTCACTCGAGGCGAGCGCGACCGTCGCGGGCGAGCCCGTCGCACTCTTGACCTTGCGCGACGCGCTGAAGAACGCCGCTTTCGCCTTGTCGGCGGTGAGGGCGGTTGTCCAGTCGATCACCTCGGAGCCCGTCGCGCCCGCGAGCAGATCGGTCTGGAACTCCTTCTCGGTGGTGAGGCCCCAGCCCGCGAGCATGATCCGCCCGTACGCCTCGATGTAGGACGGGCTCGAGCGGCGGATGAGCTGGTACGAGATGTCGGATCCGCCCGCGAACGTCTCGATCGCGGACGTGCCGCGCAGGAGCGACACGAGCACCGAGGTGATCTCGGTCTTCTGCGTCGCCTGCTTTCCGACCAGGGCGGTCAGATCGCCCGCGTAGTAGGGCCACTCGAGCGACATGCCCGACGCGCCCAGGCTCGCGGGCCCGCCGAACGCGACGATCGCATCCCGCACCGTCGCGATGATTCCCTTGACGTCGGAGATGAACGCGGGCGGGATCACGCCCGGATTCGCCGTCGTGACCTGATCCGCGAGGGCCCGGGCGAGGAGCACCGCCACCTCGGGATCGCCCTGCGCCGCGATGAGGTAGTCCGCAAGGGTCGACCACCGCGCGAGGGGTGAGGGCGCGCCGCCGCGCATCGTGCCCGCCTCGAGGCGGGTCATCCGCTCGAGCATCTCGGCGCGGAGGGCGTCGAGCGACGCGCCATTGTCGGCGGTGCGGGCGATGATCGTGCCCTCGGGCTCCTTGGGCGGATCCGGGGTCGGATCGGGCGTCGGATCGGGCGTCTCGTGTGCCATCTCGGTACTCCTCACGGCCAACACTTCCGCGGACGCATACGCGCCGCGCTCCACGATTCCCACCCGCCAGAGATCGACGCGGGTGCGTTCGATGACTCCATCGGGGGCGGTGCGATGCGCAACGGGCATCGCGACGATCGACGCGCGGCGGTACACCCCGTCGCGGACCAGCTCGAGCAGCTCATTGCCCGCCCGGGTGCGTGACACCCGGAACGTCGCGACCGGGCCATCCTCGCGCTCCTCGAGGGCGACCCCGCGCCCGGTGAGCGTCACCCCAGGCGCGGCGCCGTGCGGACCGATCGCCTCGAGGGTGACGTCCTCCGCTTTCGTGCCCCGGAACGCGCCCCGGACGAACCGCTCGCGCCCCTGGGGGGTCTCCGCGATCTCGCCCCATCGGAGGAGCCGGATATCGAGGAGCCGTTGCTCCTCATCGCGGACCAGGAGCGCGCTATCGAGGGTGGCGTAGGTGATCTCGCGCTCATCCGACATTGGCGGGCACCTCCTCGGGTACGGGTGGCGTCGGCATGAGCGCGGGCGGGATCGGCGGATTCGCCTCGGGCACGGGCGTCCGCCCGAGCCCGCGCCGCACCTCGGGCACCGAGAGGATCCCGGCGCCGATCGCCTGCACCGCCGACGCGATGTAGTCGGGCTCCGCGAGGCGGAACAGCTCCGCGAGCGAGAACCGCACCGCCTGCGTCCGCGGCAGGAGATCCGAGAGCCCCTCCTCGATCGGGGAGAGGTACTCGGGTTGCCCGGTCACCCGCATGAAGGTGTCGAGCATCCCCGCGATGTTCTGATAGGTGAGCGAGGAGCCGCCCAGCTCCGCGAGGAGCAGCTCCGCGGGCACGATCCCCCAGATCCGCGCCACCTCGAGCACCCCGTTCCGCCGCGTCTCGAGGAGCTGCGCCGCGTCGGGGTTGCCCCCGGTCTCGTGGAGATCCCATCCCGCGGGCAGGATCCCGGGCGAGTTGTCGCGGTGATTCGCGATCCACCGAGCTTTCGCGCTATCCGCCTCGGCATCGGTGAGCTGCCCCGCGAACTTGAGCGTGACCGAGGGCACGCCCCCGCCATCGAAGTAGTCGCCCGCGAACAGCTCCGCCGCGAGGATCCGATCGAGGGCGTCCGCGTTGACGTCGAACTTGGACGGCACGAGCAGCTCGCCCGGGCGACGTCCGGGCAGCTCGATGTGCAGGAGATCGACCCCGGACACTAGCTCGCGCTCCCGCCATCGGTAGCGGCGGAACAGTCGCGAATCGTCCCACTCCACCCGCACCTCATCGAAGGGCAGCACGAGCGCGGTGTCCTGCCGCCCGTCCGCGTTCCGCCCGGTGACCGGGAGCCAGAGGAATGCGTTCGAGCGATCGAACAGCTCGCCCGCGATCGAGCCGAGGAAGCTATCGCGGGTGATCCCGGGCGAGGGGCGCATCACGATCGGGGGTTGCGCGGTCATCGGATACCCGTCGCGGATCGCGACGGGATCGAGCTGCGCCACGAGCGACACGATGAGCGAGCGGGCCCGGGCGACGGCAGGGAGCCCGAGGTAGTCGCCCATCCCGAGCCGCCGATCGACCGCCCAGGAGATCTGCCCCTCGAGATCCGATTCCGAGGGTCGCGTACCCCCCCAGAGACGCGACCACCCGGAACGGAGCCCCTCGAGCACGGCGGCACGATATCGCGTCACCCGGGTGAGTCAAGAGACCCCAGGGCGCCGGCGATTCCGTCACCCGGGTGAGAGGATCGCGGAGCCGCCCGCGGCTAACTCCGGGCGAATCAGTCGCGGGCGGCTAATAGATCGAGGTGCCGAACCGCGGCGCGGTGCTCCACCCCCACCGCGCGAGGGTCGCGGCGATGATCGGAGAGGTGTCGACGCCCCCGGTCGGGCGGCTCCACGCCCAGGCGTCGCCCATCGCCCGTCGCCGAGCTGCGACCGCCGCGTCATCGAGGGCGGGTTGCCCGCGATGGGCGAGCCGCCCCGAGAGCACGTCATCGAACAGGGCGCCGCACGCCTGCCCGTAGGCGCGCCCGGTGACCATCAGGAGCGGCGGAACCTGGGCGAGCCGCGAGAGGTCGGTCACGAGCGAGCCCGCGGGCCCGGACGGATCCACCGCGACCGCGACCGGGCGGTGCCGCGTGACCAGCTCCGCGATGCGACCGGGGATCCAGTCGGTGCCCGCGCGGCGGTCGACCAGCTCGATCGAGATGCGCCCGTCCGGACGCCCGCCCGCCGCCGCGATCGAGCCCGTCCGCCGGTCGGGTGCGACGTCGAGCCCCAGGGCGATCGCCCCCTCCGGGCTCGAGGCGGGATCGCGGCACCGGATCCAGTCCGCGAGATCGAACACGGGCATTCCCCCGGGCGCCCACCGATTCAGATACGCCCGGGCGAATTCCGCCTCATCCATCGCCGCGCGATCGGCGCGGAGCGTCGCCTCATCGATGAGCGATCCGAGGGCGGGCATCGTCGCCCGCCACACGGCGGGGTCATCGATCGCGGCATCGTCGGGCGCGCTCCACTCGAAGTAGGCGACGCCCGACCGCTCGCCCGCCTCGACGCGGGCCCGCCCGTCCTCGACGCGCTCGCGGAGGAAGGTCGAATCCTCGGTGCCCGCCGTCGAGACAATCCACGTCTGCGCGTCGCGGCGGGTGACCATCGCGGGGCGGAACGCCTGCACGAGCCGGTCATCGGAGTGCGCCCATGCCTCATCGATCTGGGCCAGATCGAGGGTGAACCCGTGCCCCGAGGTCTCGCCCGAGGCGGTGATCCCGTGCACCGATCCGGTGCGCCATCGGATCGCCTCGGATCCGTTCGAGCGGCGGACGCGGTACAGGCGCCGCAGGGGCGAGCGATCGAGGATCTCGACTTGCTCCGACCACTTCTCGCGGGCGTGATTCCGATCCTGGGCGGTGTAGAGGATCCGTTGCGGGCGATCGAACGCGATTCCGCGGTGCACCGCGACCGGGAGCAGGAGCCCCGCGGTCTTGCCCTGCTGCCGCGGCACCGTGACCCGCACCTCGCGATAGGCGGGCACGCCTCGAGCGTCGATCTCGCCCGCGACGTCGAGCACGAGACGTTGCCACTCGAGCGGGGGAGTGCCCAGGAGCGCGGCGATCTTCGCGATCGCGGGCCCGAACGTCGCCCGCTCAGGAGTGCGAGGTGTCGCCCACCGAGGCGATGCCGAGCGATCGGAGGTAGGCGGCATCGTCCAGCTCCGGAGCGGGGCGACCGAGGAGGAGTTGCAATCCGACCAGGTGCACCCGGGCGACGGTCGCGACCACGTACGGTTTGTCCGCCGCGTCGAGCGCCCGGGCGGTCGATCGCACCGCCGCGAGGAGCGCCGCGTCATACGCCTGCACTCGAGCTTCCGCGCGGAGGGCCCGGATCGATCGCTCGACCGCGTAGCGGTTCCGATTCCGCCCGGATCCGTCGAGATCGGGGAATAGAACGGGCGTTCTGTTGCTCATCGCCGCGTTTCACCCGCCCGCGGGGAGAGATCCCGCCAAG